ACCTGGTAAATTTTAGGTGAGTATTGTGTTACAACTATGACATTTCTGTACAGCGTTGTAGACACTATACTGTCCTCTTTCAATTCCTTCTATGGTGAGAAGGCACAAGAGGAGTTTGAGAAAGATGCACCGTACGGTTACGGATTGCAAAATCTTTCTGATTGTGATTTTTCGGATGACGACCTCCGTCGCAACTTTATGTTAAAGTGGCAGGAGGCTTCAGCGCTTTGGAAGGCGCTATCCACACCATCTGCAGAGTCTTTTGCCTTGGCAACAAGTCTTTGCGAGAATTATGGTACTAAACTTTCCCCCGCTATAAGCAGGGTTATGCTTGAATCTGGTTTTTGGTCCGCGTCCTACAGTTTTCCTGAGGACAACCCGAAATCGGAGCGGAATAAATTCCATCTTGCTCAGGCCGAGAAAGTAATTCTTGGTGCTACGGATGAAGATAAAGGGCTGTTAAAGGCTCTCGAACTTCAGGCGGGATGTTCAATTGATGTATACTTCGCCAGGTGGCGAGCACACGTTGAACAAGAGCAGGTCCTAAATGAGAACTTGATCAAGTCAAAGATCTTTGAATTATGCAAAGACGACTATGATCTACTCAAGGATCTTAATGGTGGATTCCTTCTCGAGCGTGTGCAAGAGGAGGTAACTCGCTGGGTGAGGTGTGGAAACCATTCATTCGGCGAGAAGACTGCCAAGTCATTAGCGTTTGTTATTGATAGGCAGTTCATCCCTACCCTTGTTAAAGAAGGTAGGAATGCTGACATAGCATATCTCAAGTCTGTAAAGAACCTTGTTGTCTCCAATGAGACCGGGTTCTCGAGGACGACCAATATGGATTTATATCGGTTCAATGAGAAATATGTCGGGGAGAGGTATATTACCTATTGTAATTTATTTTACACGACAGTATTGTCGGGTGGTGATATTCCTGATGTAGATGTAAAGTGGGAACAAAGGAAGTCCCAGATTTACTCGATTGGTTATGAGCAAGGTAACAACTGTAGAGCTGTTGAGAAAAAAGGATGGGTCCCAGCGACCTATGGCCAGAATGTTCCTGGTAACCTCCTTGCCCAGCAGAAACCTGTACCTACTGGTATCACTGCTTATCACCATCTACAGTCGAAGCTATCTTCGGCTCTCTCGAATTACCTTTCGTCACAAGCGAAGCTACTTTCACTTAGCTTTGCGGCGTTACCTGGACCAGTCCAATTAGTCTTGCAAGCTACGTACAAAACAGTAGACAAGATTCCTGACTCAGTAGTCAGAAAACTGGTTGGTAAACCTATTGACGAGGCGCTTGGTATAGCGATGCGATCACCGATTGTGGTCAAGGTAAACATGCCTTCTGAAAGCAAGAAACCCAAAGACAGCAAATCAGGGAAACCTGGTAAAGGGAAGAAAGCTAAAGGGAATAAATCCAAGGGGGGTTCTAAGGAACTTCCTTTCAAGGGATTCTCTAAGAAGCAATGTGCCCAGATGAAAGCCGCCTATGGTGGTGGCTTTGAAGCTTTTCGGAAAGTACGATCGAAATACTCGGTCAAGGGCAAAGTGGATCCTTTTAAGTTTTCACATAAGTTTTCTCAAGGCGAGTTTACTGGCAAATCAATGAGCGATCATGTTCAGAAATGCCAGATAAACTAGTCTTGCCGCTGCACGACCCCTTCTCATGCCAACCTTTCTGGAACAGGGCGCATCCATGCGTTTTTGAGTTGGGGTCTTACGTTCCTGTTCCATCATTTCCTTGCCCTCCAGTCGTCGCAGTCGACGTTCCTGGTGCCTATGGTAGGCGAGGAGTTGAGGCAGTACCAATCGAGAAAGTGCCTGATGCACTTGGTGCCCGAAATAACCATCCTATGGTGGCTCATTTCAAGTCTTTAAAGATTCTTAAAGATCTCGAATGGATATTTGGTGTCAAGATCCCCAATTGGGTTCACGACTCTTCATCTTATGATGACCTGACTTCGAATTATAACAAGTTTGCACTTCAGTTGCTGCACCAGCTTGTTGGTCAGGCCCCTAGGGTAATGCCCTATGACGATGCCGTTGCTCTAACTTTATATAGGGCACGTAGATGTTTTCCGCCTTTAGCGAGGGGGGAAGACGGCCTCGACTTCCTTCAGAGGTATGCCACTCCGCTATCGGAGAATGTGTATACTCAAGATGAGGTGCTCTTCTTAATGAAGACTCCCTTTGAAAGGAGAGGTATAATTCCGGGAAAGATTCCTTTTCAGGCATCCTTCTCGATAAAAGCTACTATGGAATATACTCGAAAAGAGCGCGGCTTTAATTCTTCTGTCGAAGCGTTAAGCCAGTATGGCAGTCATGACCTATTTCCGATACCTCCGGTATTTGGGATAGATATGTATTTTGGTAATGATATCCCTTTAACTAGGGGTAACTGTTCGAATTACGGTCTTGATATTGCAGCTAATTCGCGGAGAGATAAAGTTATCTTCGCTAAAGCGCTATCCGGGGCACTTGCTATTATGAGAGCAATTAAGGGGAAAAGAAACCCCATGTGTCACGTCTCAATTTTATATGAGAGATCTGGTAAACGGAGGATCCCCACTCTTGCAGAGGGGTTCTCTTCGATTCTCAGTAAGTATGTTTCACGGTTAGGTAAGATAATCCAAGCTCGACTTTTTCCTTTAACCAAAGGGAATAGCGTCAAAATACGCGCAGTTGAATCTGGTCTCTATCTCTCAGGCGATTATGCCGCATCCACTGATTGGATTTCTTGGGACGTCTGCATAGCATCGTATTATATGATGTTTAAATATGCAGGGTTCTCAGTTGAAGAGATGGATCTCCATATGGAGATTGTCAAATTCCTAATTGGTCCGCATGACTTCTATTCGTCCAATGACGAGAGGAAGCGCTATCGTTCTATCTTTGCAAAGTTTTGCAAAATGCCAGTTGGGCAGGAACCATTCCGTAAAAAGTTTGGTTTCTCTGTTGCCCAATATTGTCAGAAGAACGGATGCATAGCGCCTATAGTTCATCACCAAGAAGCAGAGGGTTCAAGATTTGGGAGGTTAGGGCCTCTCCGCGAAGATTATCCATCTTTTGCGGAAATTATAGAGGGTCTCTCTAATTTCTCCCTAGGGGTCTTAGTCCGTACAATCACTTCCGTCAGAGGTTTGCCAATGTGTTATAGCATAGCGGCCCCTGCGCTCCACATTGTTGGAGCAATCCCCCACTGGGCATTCCCAGGTCTCGAGTTTGAGATAACTGGAGACGACAATGTCTCGACTCATGGTGGACTACGCTATCGTAGTAAACGTGACAATCCTGAAAAGGCTTTGAAACGTGCCCAAGAGTCAATAGATATCCTGGAAAAGGAAAAGAGGAGAACCGGTATGGTCCCGCACGACAAACAGAAGTCTGCAAGGGGGCCTAGAGGTTGTCTCTTAGCCGAAAGGCTATTTGTTCTTCCGCATAATTTCATGCATGGGAAAGTCCGTAAAAGGAGGATCCGTAAGAAGAATCCTGAATTCCAGAATTTGGAGGAGGTGAAAAACTTCCCTGTGCGTATTCTCTTCCCGCAAGAAGAGAGCGAGTGGCACGGACTCACAATGCCGGCAGCGGCTTATAAAAATCTCAACGAGGTTGATTGTGAGTTAACTCGACTCCGTATTATCGGATACGTATATTGGAAGTACAAATCATTCTATGATGAATTAGAGAAACTTAATATCTCTATCGGAGGACCCAATGGTCTATTCGGACATCTTCGGCACAATCTGGGTGCCTTAAACTATGAAGGTGGATTCTCGCTTGACAAGCTAACTGCAAAACCAAGCAGTGTTAGTCTTGCTGATGTGGAGCTAGTGTTAGCTCTTATTTCAGAAAAAGTCTCTGTACTATTTAGTGGACAAGAAACCTCCGATGTGGAGGAACAGTCTGAGGAGGATCTGACTGATCTCTTTGTTGAGAGGTCAGATCATAGCTCTGATGACGAGTATGAGTATAACGGAAACGTTGACTTGGATTCTGTTTGTAAGATCAGTTGGAGAACTGATACATTTCTTGACATGGACGAGGCGCGTAAACGCGTGTCCTTTTTGCCTCCAGTGAGTCATTATAAATTTCGTCCACCACCAAATCCTTGTATTAATGTGATAGAAATTATCCGCGATAATATAAGGAAATTAACCGAGGTTCGTATTGAGAAACACCACCTCGATCGTAGAGTTGGTCCTGCACCACACTATTCGGTTAATTTTGTAGAGAGGGTTCCGCATGAGAGAGTTTGTCACTCTCAAGTCGATTTTGCGGACAAGCGGCGTATTGAGTATTATAGGGATAACATTAGCTTCCCTATAAGTATGCCCATTACGCATATGCTAAACTCTGGGCAGTATTGTGTGCCGGCAGGCCTCACACTGACTAGGCTACTTGAAATATACCAGAACGTCTGGTTTATAGATATGGCTAATCTGATCCCTAGCTACTTCAGAGAGTTTAGAGATTTCACCTTTAGGGAGGTGGAATTACATTTTGGGTACAAAGTAACCCAAATTTTGTCGAACTTCCATCGTCCGCGCAATCGCAACGGTTTTAATAAACCACTAGACAATATGATGGTCGTATTTATACAGGAGAAACCTAGAGGCATGTATATGCAAGGTGACTACGAGATGTTTGCTCTCGGATTAAATCCCCTGTTTCCAATTATCACCAATGTGATAACTGGTCCCACTAGCCTAGCGGGTGCGGATCAGGAATTTCGACAGCTGGTCAATATCATTAAGAGGACTCAAGGAGCGAGGCATAACCTCTTTTACACCTCTAATGATTCTGATTGGCGAAAATTCGCGGTAAAGTGTTCAGTGACGCATTCGAGAATTAAATAACTCTTGTTGTGAGCATTTTAGGACCTTACGGTCCAGTCTACCC